GTCTGCCTGCCGATATTCCAGTTAGCGTTCGTAGACGAATTATTCAGATTCCAGTTCTGCAAACCTGCATTCGAACCATTATTCAAGTTACTGCCAAGCTGGGCAAGCGCGCACCCAAAACCCCATTTATTTTACTTGGGGGAGGTGTCCCCCAAACCCTCTCTAAAAGGCCTTTCTAACAAGCCGCCCGCCGATATACCAGGCAGCGCCCGCAGACGAAGGAGACATATTCCAGTACCGCAAACCCGCATTCGAACCATAATTCAAGGCACCGCCAAGCAGGGCAACTCTGGCTCCGGGATTTTGATAACAATAATCTCCCCAAAAACTGCTACTACCAACATTCGTTGGAAACATCATCCAAGGATTCTTGCTATCAAGACCAAGTTTTTCTGCGTATCCATTTGCTGTTGCGTTTAAGTATCCAATTTTTTTATATGGACTTGCAAAAACGTTGCTTGCATAATCTCTAGCATCTAAAGCAATCCATGCTTGATTGTCGTTAATGTTTACCCCATCAACCCACTTCCACTGATTGCCCCACGGATTTTCAATTCCCATGTAGGCACAAGGAGATTTTCCGTCATTTGCAACGGCATAGCCATTTTCCAGCGTAGTTGACCAGCCTGATTTGTAAGGACTATTCCAGACGTTATTTCCGATTGCAATATCAACAGGACCACCATCAAATGTGATTGCTTTGTTTGATGCATCATAAACATCAATTGATGTTATTGTACGACCGTAGAAAACACTCATTGAACCTCTAGCTGTACCAACACTAATCGCTTGACCAACTTGGTACAAATCTGCATAGGTGTTTGCGATTATAATTCTATTTGTCGACGTTTCTGCAACAACCGCGTCATGTGCATCGTTGTGTTGTCCGCTGACATATCCTTGATAAATCGATTGGCAATTTCTGACTTTATGGTGAATAAAGAATAAGTCTTGCAGAATGCCTTCTGTGTGGGGGTCTGTTTGTTGATATCCTGGGCCATTATTCTCTGCGAATGTCCTAATTTGTACAATGGTATAGTTAATGGCAGGATATTTGTCAGGCTTAGATTCTAACCTATTTGAGCCGTCAACGCTCGCAGTATATTTGCCGTAGTCAACATAATCCAATTCTTGCTCATTATCGAAATCCCAAAAACACCAAGGCAACCAAGAGCCGGGAAATGGCTTTTCGGAAACTTGGAAATGTCGCACATCTCCGTCATCCCAAATTTTCATGTAGTGCTTTGGAATCCTAACAAATGTGTTTCCATAGGAATCCGTTACTTCCGAAAAATCAGACCAAGGATAAACCGAAAGCATATCTTCCGATGATAGCCCTACTGCATCGTCTGTGCGAATAACCGCGGAATCACCAGAAACTGTCGTGTCGTATTGCACGCCATAGATTGGTGCTTCTGCTACAAATGGAGGGCATGAAGATAAAACAGGATTAACAACAGAAACACCGTCAACCGTTCTTCCCTCAACCAACGCTTGCCCTTGTCCATCTGCGCCGACTGTTGATGCTGTGCCAATTACTTCTTGCTGTGCTGTGGCGTTGATTATTTCTTCGTAAGACAATTCTTTTGGCGTACCGCCTGTGAAAAATTGTCCATCGTCAGCCGCAATTAAATCAGCTTCTGCAGGCAGTTTAAATTTAGTTTCAGCCGGAATGTAATTTGCGCCCGCTACAAATGTGTCAATCTTCGCCCATCCAGCTTGAGAAACAGTTGAGCCGATAGGCACACGCATAATATCGCCGCTTGTATCAGCATACATGTCAAAGCCGTTTAACAAATTGTAATGGTAAGCGTCTTGCGTCGTCCAATTAATTCCAGTCATAGCAATTGAATTAGATTCGCCATAAGCCACGGTTCCATTGCCTTCAGCAAAAGGAAAAAGAATGCCATTGACATATACTTCAAAAAGTGTTCCATCAGCCGTTACCGTGATTCCAGTCGTTGAAAGCGTGACAGTTGCAGTGCCTGAATTTGTGATTGAATCAGCGCTTGCTAACTCGGTTGCAAATGTCAAGGTTGAAGCGGTTGTTGCAGATACGCAGTTTGATTCCACCAAATCTGCATCATAATCATTAATAACATCATGCCAAACATCGTTGGTAAAGTTGATATAATGAGCGAGAGCGTTTTGATTAACATTGTACAGATTCAGCAAATAACGATAAAGCAAATCTTCTAGCGAATCGCCCTGTGTATATTCAACACGTTGAATCAGCCAATATTGCAATTTAGCATTTAAGGAAGTTAAGCCAACGTCACCAAGTTCAGCATCTAGCAATCTTTCGCATTTATCTTGTAACGAATCGCTGTTTAGTGAGTCGATGAACAAATCAACTGTATCACTGATGTTAGCGTTCATGCTTCCAGTGGTGTTGCCATTCAATTGTTTCATAACCTCTAATATTAAGTCTTGCAATGACATACTATTCACCACCCAGCTTTTTCAATATTGTTTCAACGCTCATTCGTTTATCGACTTTGATTCCTTTAGCAACAGCCTCGGCAATCAACACTTCTTTTAGTTCAATTTCTTCATAATTTTCATCAGCAAGCAGTCTATCAATTAGTTCTTGATTGCTGATGTCAAATCGGCATCCTGTTTGTTTGTTTAAAATCCACATATGCCCTCCTATTTTAAAAAAGAGGGGATTGCTCCCCTCTCATTCTATGACTTACTTGCAGTCAAAAGAGCCAAGTTTGCTGCTCGTGTAACTTTAGCACCGTACAATTCCAGACCTTTCATAGCGTCCGCAAATCGTTTTTCAGGTCGGTATGCTTCTACCTCGGAAATTTGAGATGCAAATGCAATTGCCCCACGGTATCCAGCGATGATTTTATACTTCGTACCTGAAGTGTTTGGTACGTTGTTTGACTTGTAAACTGTCATTCCGTCTACTTCGCCAACTTCGCCAGTACGCTTCACTTCGTCGGCACCTGGATTGTACTTAACAAAGCGGTCGTCTTTCAAAAGCAGACCATAGTACCAAGGTGGTACAACTACGAAACGATCAGTTTCAGGCGTGTTGTTTTCGTCAAGGATAACGCCCAAGTCAATAAGTTTATCATAAGCCGTTGAAGCTGTAGGAACGATTGGAGTTGTGTCATCACCAATTGAGTTGCCTGCGCCAATAGCCGTGTACAAACCTGCAATATAAGTGTCTGTGACGTTAGCCAAGCCATAAGCCGCTTCTCGCATTGCTTCGTCCATCAATTTCGGCTGAGTTTGCGCCTTGTCAATGTCGTCAATCTGGAAGTTGAAGTATTTAGCTTGGTTGATTGTCAGCGTTTGTTGTGTATCTGTCAACGCTTCTGGATCGGAAATGTCAGTATCTTTTGTGTAACTTCCGATTGTTACACGACCAATTGAGTTAATGTGTACTTGGTCACCAAATTGTGAAATGTCGCCTTCATAATCAGTGTTTACAATGTTGCCGTATACCAATGCTTTGTTTAGGTTTGAGAGGATTCTAGCCGCCCAAACTTCTGGAATAAAATTAGCAATAGCCATTAATAAGCCTCCTATTTAAGTTCGCCATTCTCCATAGCGACAGAAACTTTTTCCCAGTTGTCATTAATCCATTTAGGGTCTTTTCTGTGCTGGTCGAATAATTCTTGAGTAATGGCATCTTGGACTTTGTTACCAGTCGGTGCAGGTGTCTGTCCGACTTTCTTAACTTCACCAAACATGTCAGCATAACCCTCTTTAAACTTACCCAACTGCTCTGTAAGCCCTACAAGTTCGCCAGCTTCATTCATGTTAAAATCGTCAAGTTTGAATTGATTCTTAGCCAATTCGATGTAATTGTCCTTGATACCTGCGCTTCTTAACTGCTTTTCTAAAATGCCAGCCTTCTTGCCGTTCAGCACCTGTTTGTCAAATTGTTCTTTTTGTGCCACGTTTTCAGCTTGCAGCTTGTCTATTTGTGCAGTCAATTCCGCGCTATCTTTCACCTGCGCTTTAAATTCTTCCAATTTGGTATCGCGCTCTTTAATCTGCCCTTCTAAAGACTTAACCTCGTCTGCTTTTGCATTATACTTATCTTTTGGGATAAAGTGTTTTGGCAGTTCAGCGTTAATCTTTGCAACAATGTCATCTGCATTTGCGATACCTTCGAGAATTTGTTTCATCCATTCCATGTGTTACCCTCCTATACGTTTTTATACAGGTTCGTGCCTGTAGTGGATTTGTCAGGATATACCGTCCTGCTCGGTAGTTTAATTATATCAAATTTAAACGGTGTCTCGCATCAGTTGGATTCTTTGACGTTAGTCAGCTTCACAGCGCCTTTAAAAAACACTTTATCAAGCGCGTTTTCTTCTTTTTTTGTTAAATTAACCATGAGCTTATCCATTTTTTCAAATAATTCTTTATTTGTCATCAATTTCTCTCCTTTACACGATTGTCAAACCAATCATCATATTTTTGGTACGGAATAACTTCTTTTGACACGTTGTCTCGCCTGTACGCGGATTCTGTTGGATAGTCCTTCAACTCCGTTATCATAGTGCACCGACAATTTATTACCTCCTCTGGCGGTCCAGAATAATCACCAGGAAACATTAGGCCATTAGAGAAAGGCTTGTCAATATCTCTTTTTTCTCCGTCAATCCCTTGGTGCCTGTCTCTTGTCCTGCCGTCAAGCGTGGAAACCCATACCTTCTGCATCTCAATTCCTTTTGCTTCAGCCTTCTGGAAACTCTCCATCCTACCATCGTTCATAACTCGTGTCGTTTCTGTTCGTGCGATTCTAACAGCGTCATTTGCGTTTCTCTCTAGTGAGTTTCTAACCTTGCCGGCCATCTTATCAATTGAGTCACCTTGTGCAATCGAAGAAGCAATGTCACGTCTTAACCTACGCTTAACTAAATCTGCATTATCAGCCAATGCTAGTTTATCCAACGGATTTGATACAGCCTTTCTAACTGCATCCCTAGGAATCAGAGTATATGCTAGCTTAACTTGCAACTCGCTTTCCAACGCAAAGCCAGCGTGGTAGTAGTTAATCATCCATGTGTCAATGGCTAGATTATCAATAGCTTTCTTTGCTCCTGTGTTCAACTCTGCAACAATTGCAAGCATTTCTCTTTCTAGTGACTGCGCCCGTTTAAACTTCAGTGCTTCAACGGTGTCAATTTGGCCGTCAATGCCATATTTAGCTATAAAGTCTGCAACTAGCTTCCTTGTGTCCTTGTATCCTTTTGTGTAAATGCGCTTTAATTCGGCAAGCATAGCTTTCTCAGCCTTGTCTGTCAACTTGTCCGCTTCGTTTAGTTTACTCGCTATCGTCATATGCTCACCTCCATTTAAATTATAGCATAAAAAAAGAAGCCCCCGTTTTGAGGGCATTAAAAAACCCCCTTAACTATTTCTAGCCAAGGCGGTCTTTCGTCCGGCATCCACCGGATACCACTGTTTAATTATAACATAACAAAACACTGTGTCGCATATACTATATAAGCAACAAATAAAATCCAGACAACCATCATAAAAAATGGAAATTCTTGACTTAAATATATTAGCAACGTCATAACAGCAATAACAGCGCAAACTATTAACAAACACATTAGAAAACTCATGTTATTTCATCCTCTCAACTTTTTCTCTAGCTTTGCGCAATGCTTCTTCTGCTTTGGCTAGTTCTTCGAGTGCTTGGGTTTTTTCTTCATCTTCAGATTCCCAAACCAATTCAAAATGTTCCAAGTCAAATTGTCTCCTGCTTAAAAATACATAAATTGCAGTTCTTTTCTTTGGTTTGTATACCTTAACAAAATCTAATCCACCATTGTGGTCGAGGCTTCCTAGTTCGCCAATCGAATCAAGCGAATCCCAACCTTGGTCTTTATAAATAATTGCATTGCCTACAATCATTCCTTGCAATCCTCTTTTTGTTTCAACTACCATTCCGCTTTCCAAGTCTTTTTTACCAAACATTTCTTTAACCTCCTCGAATACCCAACCATATTCGTTAATAGCTTCGCTTATTGCTTTTTGATACCATCCAGAATCACCAATACACGGTTCGTTTGCATAACGCCCAGGTATTACTTCATAAACTTCTCCCTCTTTAAAATCTTCTGCAAAATCATAGTGTAAATTAGACCCTTCCTTAACACATCTCAATTTCATTCCTTCTCTTAGTTTCATTTCTTCTCCTTTCACTTCTTCAAATTTGCAATAATATTCAGCGCAAACAAGGAAAATCGCTCTTCCACAGTCATCTTCTATTGCATTTGCTGGTTCAAATCCACGTTCACCATTATAAAGTTTGAAAACGTTATAAATCTTTCCTTTCGTGTAATGCGAACAGCCAAAATTATCTACACATCTTACTTTCACAAAATCACTCCTTTTTCTTTTATTCTATCATACTATTTAAATTTTGTCAAATAAAAAAGAGGGTTATTCACCCTCTAATAGTTGTATCGGTCTTTCTTCTTCTAGCTTCTTGATTTCTAATTGCACATCACTAACATATGGATGTTTTGCAAGCAATGTCTCTTGCGACAATGTACCTTGTGACTTCAGAAGATTCTCGATGATTTCAGTCTCATTAAACAGCATGGAAAAGTCAAAAGTGATCTTCAAGTCTTTGTAATTATAGGTTGTATTGTCTCTGCCGTTGATAAATTCGACGACGAACCAAAGAAATTCTTCAATGGCTGCATCAAGGTAAGTAACCGTTCTGCGTGCTTTTAAGTCTAGGCCTACATAATGCGCCTTGATTGCCACGTTGGTAAGGCTCCCGCCCGCTAGTTCTGACACGTTGACGCCTTGCCCAATTGAGTAAATTTGTTTGACGCAGTATTCCATGAGTGCCGCTCTGGCTTCTTTTGGAATGTCCATTGTTTTAGGCTCTGCCGCACCATCTTCATCTAACTTGATAGCCTTAAACTGCATCAGATTAGTCATGAACTCCTGCAGGCTTTCGCCATCATAGCCTTTTAATACCCAAATAGCCAATTGAACATCTTTCAAGTCGTTGATGAATCCAGACGTTACCAAGTCGAGTGCATCAATGTAATTCTTAATAGGCTGAAGGTCGGTTTTCATCTTGGCGTTGTTCTTCACTTGGATAACAGGAACCTTGCCCCACGAATGCGGCTCTAGTCCGGTTTCTTCTAGTTCGCCAATGTCTTTTCGTGTGTCGTATTCATACCAGTGATACCGAGGATTTAGCGGCACGTCCTCAATACTTCCAGGAATCACCCATTCATAGCCTTTGTCAGTCTCCATGTAGTAAGTGGTCTTTTCGTCGTCAATCACTTCAACTCTGTATCGGTGCTTTTCTTTGCCACCTTCAACCACAACCACTGGATAGTATCTGATAGCTTGCACGGTCATTTTTTCCTGTTGGTCTTTAACGAAAATAAGTTCAGTGCCGTCAATTCGTGTATAGGCAAACTCTCCATCTTCGTCTATATAAGCCATTAGGCCGCAATAACCTTGGTTAGCAACGTCTGTTACCAACTCTGCCATTTCACGCTGGAACGGCTTACCCAACAATTCGTTCACCTTTTCTTCAAGTTGGGCATCTTCAGAAGAAATTACAATAGGCTTGCTAGTAATGTATGATTGCTTTTGTTCAACCAACATCGTATGAAAAGGATTCACCATTTTTTCATTTGACTTCATGTAGTCGGTTTTTCTGATGCCTTTAACAAAATACTCTCTGAAGTCTCGCTTTAAAATATCGTGTTTCTCGTCATAATAGCGAATGCCAGCTTTTGCACGAATCGTCTGCAATGAATTGATGTGTGTTTCGATTAAATCTTTTAGAATCTCATTGTACGCCATGTTTACCCCCTATCGTAATGTGGTCACGCCAGTTCTATCGGCTTTCTCTGTGGCGTACCTTGTTGCATCTATTGTATGGTTGTCCTTATCGGCTAACCTTGACAATACATTTCCATCTCTGTCTGTGTCATAATCAATCGCTTCAAACTCTCTCGCAACATTAGGTGTCCGCTTGTGGTCTATGACTATCGCTTCTAAATCATCAAGCCATTTCTCACCAAACTCAACGGAACCAGGGCCTTTTCTAGCCTTCTTAATTCTCACACCGTATGTTTTCATTTCTGCAATAGACTTGGGTTCCGCAGAGTCGGCGATAATCATGTCATGCTCATAGCCTTTTCGGATAATCTTTTGTGCTGCTTCACGGTTCGACATCTTAACGCCGAATATCTCGTCAATGAAATATAGAATACGTCTCGTCTTATCGTAGTGCATCCTGACATATGCAAAAGGGTCAGCTGCATATCCCCAGTCAATACCGCATAGTATGTTATCAAATGAGTCAATCTCTTCTTGCGATATGCGCCTAAACTGCAGGTTTTGGAAAGGCACAATGCCAGATCCAATTGGCTTGCCTAGATATTCCCATTCATACCTTTGCTTGTTATTCTCTTTGGTATGCTCAATTTCCTCTAGCATTTGCTTGGATATATACGGGTTGTCCAAGTAAGTAGACGAATGAACGTAAGTATTATTCTGAATAAATTGGCTTTCATACTTCTTATTAAGCCAGTGCGTTCTTCTCTTCGGTGGGTTGTACGACAGAAAGACCTTATATGACAAGCCCTCTAATTCCGCCCTTACAATTGAGTTGACAATCGTCGTGATACCCTCTTCTGTTTTAAACTCTGCAGCTTCTTCAATCCACAGGTCTGTAATTGGATAGTCAGCAGTCTTGATTGACTTAATCTTTGTCGGATCGTCAGCACCAAAGAATAATATCTTTGCCCCCGTGGGCTTATATATTAACTCTAGCGGGCTTTTCTTTGCTCGCCAGTATTGGTCTACCCCTAGATAGTTAATCGCCCATAAGCATTGCTCGTAGACTGATTTTTCAAGGTACTTCCCGTATTTCCGCATTGCCAATGCATGGCTTTTATATTTCATTCTATTAAAGACTAGCTTTAGACTGATGTGAGACGACTTAGAGGATCCCCGTCCACCCTTTAATACAAAGTATAAATAAGGCTCTCTTTCAGCTTTCCAGAAATCATGAAACGAAGGCAAGACTTTTTCACTTGTCTTGATTCTCATTATAAATCATCCTCGATGGTTACGCCTAGATTTACATTCTGGTTCGAATTGTCGGTAAATGCCGCATATCTCTTGCCTAGTAACTCGGCCGCTCTAATCCTGTCACTTCTCTTTGAGTCTTCATCATGCATTGATTCGGTTAGAAACTCAAGCACATCATCAAGCGAAGCAATCCTACCATTCTCCCTTTCCGCAAGGCGTGATTGAATGTAGTCAGCTATATAAGGTTTATTTAAGTTCTCATTCCCTATAACCGACGCTGTTTTTTTGCTATAGCCAGCTTTTATAGCCGCTTCCGTAGCATTAAGCGATATAAGGTAGAAATCGCAAAAAGCCTTCTGTTTAGGCGTTAGCTTTTTCATGTCATCACCCCTCTATTAATTATAGCATAAAAAAAGAAGACCCCGTTAGGAGTCTCCCAAAAAAGAAAGAAAGAAGGAAGAAGGTGTTTCCACCCATGGCGGGAATTGATGGACTTGAACCATCGACACTCTGGTTAACAGCCAGACGCTCTTCCATCTGAGCTAAACTCCCATATGTTGCCGCGTTTATAAGAATTGGCACGCGGCAAGCCAAAGTAGTAGTCTACCAACCAGCTTGTACTCGCACAATACAAGCACCAGGAATTGGCGTTCCTGTTTTGTCTAAGTCGCCAAACTTAGACGATTTTGGTGATTTTACGTTGATTCCATCTGCTGTCTTGGCAAACTTTCTTCCAGTTTAATTTTTAGTTCAGTATATGAAATCTGCCCTTGCAGCATGTCGCTAGTCGCTAGGTTTGTCTTGATAACCTCATAGTCTTTGCCTTCTATTCTAACCTTCATTGTTTACCTCCTTGATGTAATCGCGCAATTGGAAATAAGCACTTTTTAGATTATCGTTAATGATTTGCTTATCTATTTGTGGCATATATTCACCAAAGCGCTCACAATCTTCTTTTTCTCTGGTTTCAAACTCTGTATCCGTGATTTCAGGTTCCCTGCCCACTCTACGCATCATTCTGTCAAACTTATCTGCGCCAACGAACACAGACTTAACGATGCCATTGTAATTTTCTTTCAGGCTTTCGTATCCCTTGGTGTCGCATACAAAGATATTGATACCTTCTTCAATCTGATCTTCGTGTAGACCATACCAATATTTACCCGTTTGACTAGTCTCTAAATAATGGCCATGTCGAATAAAATAATCAAAGTCCATTTCATCTAAGAATGAATAGTCGTTCTGATCTTCACCTTTTCTCGGTGGTCTAGTGGTGTCGCTAATGCACCTGTGCGCTCCTAGAAACCTTTCGCATAGTTTGGCAAGCGTATCTTTACCTGATGCCTGATAGCCCATTAGACAGATTACAATTGATTTCTTTTTAAGTGGGTATTCTTCCTGTGTCAATACAGGCATTCCTTTTTCTTCAGCATAAGCCTTTTCTCTAGTTGCGCCTTCCGATTCTTCCCAACCATCAAGCATTAATACTTCGTCGCATTGGTCAAGCAAAGCCAAGCATTTTTTGAATCCTGCTTCATAGTCCATGTGCGTGTAACAATCACCAAATGCCAATACAGGGCTTAGAAACGTGATGTGCGGGTAAACCTCATTTAGCTTACCCACCGTTTCAATAGCTTTCTTCTCGTTTTCTTCAAGCCCGCCATAGGCTTGCGCCACATATACTTTTTTCATTCTTCCTCCTTTATTTAAACAAAATCACAAGCGCAATAATACCCCCGATAAATCCAATTAAATCTGCGCCAGTCGCTTCGCCCGTTTTACCTTCTTTTGCAAAAATTACGCTAGTAAAACAACCTTTGAAGAATAACATTGCAAAAAACACGATACCTATAATTTTAATCATGCTTCCACCCCTTCCAAATAAATCAACTCAAATTTTTCTCCATCGTTTTTATTAACCATAAACAGTGAATAGCCTTCTTTGGTCTTTTGCAGCTTGCCATTTTCATATACGGTCACAATATCGCCTTTTATTAGCTTTTTAAGACTTGACCTATGGAATTTACCATTCTTGTATTTCCTATACTCTCTCAATCTCCCTGCCTTTCAACCAATGCCAAAATCGCATATCCAGCAATGTCCATCAATGTATCGTCGATGCTCTCAAAGTTTGGTTCTTTGCCTTTAACAAGATTCTTCAATCTCTCAACCTTGTCATTCAACCTAATGGCTACGCTTGTCATTCCAAACTCTTTGTAGGATTTGCTAAACGCCGAATCATAGTCTTTGTCTTTCCTCTCTAGCAATTCAGCAATGTCTAAGCATTGTTTTTTAACGCCAGATACAATTACCGTTTTCATTTCTTCTACTAATTCAAGTTGGCTTTCTTCCATATAACGTCCACGCTTTCTAAAACTAACAAATGGCAGGTTCTCGTTATACTTCTCAATAACTCCTGTATCACCAACCAATATGCCTACAGTTTCGTCAAATCCATCTAACCAAGTTACCTTCACTTTGTCACCTATTTTAAACTTTGCCATTTATTCCGCCTTCCTCGTCTCATAACATTTAATCATTTCAGGCTTGAATTTAAGAATTGTGCCATCGTCTGCGACCTCTAATTCAACAAGCCACGCGCCAACGTGGGAAGCGATCCTCTTACCCCTCATGAAGTCTGTTTGCATTTCAGTTGTTCCAGCTTCTAAAATATGAATGTTTCTGTACTCCATGTAAAACAATTTGTGGTGGTGGCCGTTAATTAGGATATTCGGCTTCTTTCCACCTTCCATAGAGTCTGCATACTTCTGCGCTGAATAACTCAAAGCGTATGACGACCCGTCCCCTGGATGATTGATTTCCATCACGCAGTTAGGAGTCAAGAACACTTTCGCATTGTTAAGGCCTAAATGAATCATGTCGTCTCTGCGGTTAGCAATAGCCTTGCCAATGTCTGCTCCGCCATTTCTTAGATGCGTAAAATCGTGATTCCCTGTGATGAAGTATGTTTTAAAGTCTCGTCTTGGATAGACTTCAGAAATGTAATCTACTTGTCTGTCGAATCCAATTGCTTCCGGCAGTAATTCATATACCTGCGTTGAACGGTTTGTATAATAGCCGTCCGAAATATCTCCCGCATGATAAACGCAATCAACATTTTCTTCTTCGAAGTAATCATACAACTCATGCAAGAAATCAACTTGTGAAAACTTTGAACCTAGATGAGTGTCAGACACAATACCGAATTTAATCTTCTTGCCACTAAATTTCGCCTTATGAAAATTATCCATGTTTACATTTGTGTTCTTAGATAGCTTAATTGAAGTGCCTTCTTGCAAAATATTGTATTCTGCTTTTAACTCTTCTAAAAAGTCTACCACTTTCAAACCGTACTTAGCAATGTAGTAAGAAGTTTCTCGCTCTTTAACCAATTCCTTCAGGATCACATTTTTGTTAATTTTGGCTTTTTTGACCATCTTGTCTAAGCCTTCTGCTTGACACCATGACTGTATGGTCCGATACTTTATGCCCGTTTCATCTTCAATCTCGCCATAAGTCATGCCTAGCTTGCGTAACTCTAAAGCCTTTGCCCTCGTTTCATCTGAATGTTTTTTCATGCTTCCTCCCATTTAATTTGTCCGGCTATTTCCGTTTCAAACGGCTCGTCAATTTCTTCATCTGTTTCCACGGGGTATATTTCAAACTCCCTCATGCAATTAGAACAGAAATAAACGCCAGCATCTTCAAATTTTATCTTCCTTCCTTTGACCGTTCTTATTTTGCCTACTGTATTACTCCTTGCACATAACGGACAATGGATTGCCATGTTTTACCCCCTTCAAAACGGAATGGACTCATCATTTACTTGTTGGAAATCGTCAAAGCTATCATTGCTTTGCTCTTGCTTTTGCATCTTTTCCAAAAACTCTACACGATCCGCAATAACGTCTGTGGTGTACACCTTCTGACCGTTTTTTTCGTAGGATCCTGTCTTGATATGCCCTTCCACCAACACCTTTGAGCCTTTGCCTAAATAAGCTTGGCACAATTCCGCAGTCTTTCCAAATGCCACAACCCTGATGAAATCAGTGTCGTCTTTTTTGAATCCGTCAACCGCTAAAGTAAATTTAGCAACCATTGTTTGCCCTTGGCTTACATACGGTTCTTTAGTTAATCGGCCAGTTCCGATCCACCTATTCATGCAGTTTCCCTCCGTTCATCTTTCTAGTGTATGCAATCGCAAATCCAACTTGCTTATCAAACTCATCATCTTTTGAGCAAACAGCTTCAGTTTGTGTGCCGTCAGACCATTTGATGATTGTCGTTTTTGTGCCATATAAAACTTCATTGATTTCGTTTCTTAATTTGTGATATTTTTTAATTTTTTTATCAGAAAGCCAAAGACTATCCGTGTTGTTCGAGTATTCGCCTTCTGCCAATTTAACAGCACTTTTTCCATTATGTTTTCTAATACCGCAATTAGTTCCAAATTTTACAAGGTATTTAGGTTCGTCATTAAATGTTCCAATCGCAATAACTTTTCCAATTTCGCCAATGTTCTCATAATAATTATCAACAACTTTAACTATATCTCCAACTTTAAATTTCATAATTTCCTCCTCATTGTCCACTTGAATTATACTCAATACCTAACCATTTTAGAATAGCTTGTTCTCCACTCATTCCGTCTCTTGCGCTGTATATCAAAAACTTTTGCGCTTCTACCAAACCTTTTGCTGTGTCTCTTTCAAGCATCAATTTTGCAACACTTTCGTTTCCTTTCGCTAAATCAGGAATTAAAGTCGCTTGCATTCCTTCGGCTTTTAATTGCAGTATCTTCTTTTCTTTTGCTATCCTGTATTCATATTCAGCCTGTGCTAATTCAATCTCTAATTGTTTAAACTCTTCATTCAATTCGGCAATTCTAGTCGAGTACGCTCTGATTTTTGCAATAACATCATTAGGATTAAGGTTCATAAGACCTCCCTATTAATCGAATAAAATCTTCTCTTGTATGGCCATTCGCTTCAAATCTTTGTTGCGCTCTCCATTTTAAATCAGCATCTTTGTCGTGTCCGTTTTTCCCATGCACTCCATTTGAACTTTGATGGCAATTATAGCAAAGGCAAGTCATAAACTCTGTGTGGCTGTCTGATATTTTATAGTTTTTTCCAAAAAACACATGGTGAATGCTTTCAAATGGCCTTCCGCAGATTTGACACTTTCCATCATCACGAAGAATTACATCTAGTTTCATGTTTTTCTTGTATTGCTTGGTTTGCCTTTTATTCCATTTCATAGCTATCATCCACAATGTCAAGGAAATCATCTAGCATCAATGTTGCCTGCCATTTTCCGTTGTTTTTCCTGTGGAAGACAATTGGCACTTCATCTTTGCTCGCATCACGTTTAGCCTGATCCATTGCCTTTCCTAGATTCAGCTTTTCAACACGTTTGACCTCAATGTGAAAGCCTGGTAAGCCAACCACATCAGCGTCACCGTTAGCCCCGCAGAATTGCTGGCTGCGTCTTGCATTATATCCTCTGGCTTGTAAGATGTGGGCAACTTCGAGTTCGCCATTTTTACCCTTTCTTTTGCTGTTAATCTTGCTCATTTAGCTTCCTCCCGCACATAGGACAATAATTAATTTCAAACGAACCGTCACCATTTTGTTCGGATCCATAAAAATGTATGTCAATTACATCTCCGTTTATTATTTCAACATAAAAATCAGAATATAGGTTTCCAAATAAAGGTCTTGTGTTTTCGCAATAATCGCACATTACAACCTCTTTTCTTTGGCAAAGCTATTCATTCCAACAATGCTCGCTTTAGGCAAAACCTTTAACTTGTATTCGTGGAATCCTCTTTCATGCTTCACGCTTTCAAACTCTGGAAATGACTGAAGCGCACAACTTTCTTTTGACAGCACAACGGTTACAAGGCCGTCATATTTGTTTACGCCATACTGAACAAAGTCTTTTTCATCAGTTGCTTTAATTACTCTTTGCAGCAGTTTGCCAGTTTCAAATGATGAGTTTTTGTAGTTCTCAATACATTGATTCATTTTACTACCTCCTTTTTCTTTTATTATACAGCAAATCCGCAAAATTGTCAAACTTTATGCCTTTTTGACAACGCAACAATCAGGATATACCCGATGGCAATTCCGACAAAATCATGTTCCAAATCACTGAGCGAAAACAGCCCGTAATCCAAGAAATCAACAACCTCTTTCCCGATTCCGATTGTCAGCACTAAAATGGCTAACAGCTTTAAGTTTAATTTGCCACAGACAAATCGCAAAGCCGATCCAATAAACAGCATCAAAATTACCGAAACACCGCAGTGTAAGATAAAATCAGTCATTCAATTCACCTTCAATCATATTTTTCAAGATGGTTACTCCAAACATTGCACAGGCACCACAGGAACCGCCAAACGCTTCATCTTCTTCCCAAGTAACCTCGCCTTGCCGCCATTCTGGATGCCCTGACGCTCCTACAGTAATAAACCATTTGTCCATTGCGTTATCGCAATACCAAGTTTTTGTATTATTTCCTGCAGGTGCAATGCTGATCGATTTAACAGCAAGAATGTCTTCGCTCATGTATTCTAGTGCCATTTCTTCAGTTGGCGGATAAAAGAAGCAAACAACCAAATCATAAGGCTCATCGATTTCAAAGTCGCTTGCTTCCAAAAAGTCAAGTTGCGTAATTTCTAGCATGGGCAAATTATCATAAAAAATCCATGTCATTTTATTTCCGTGATCTGTGTCCCAATAACCGTTGAAATCGTCAATAATAAGGACCCTCAGCCCGGCACCCTCGTTGATTGGTGCAAACTCAGGTGGTGCATTTGATGCAAAGCATGGTGTTGATAGTGCGATAATCAGTAATACGATGATTAGTTTTTTCATTTTAAATTCCTCCTTGTTAGTCACAACATTAATGTTTTGCGACTTTATTTTAAAATACAAAAGACATTTGAATACTTGACAACATTTCTTCTTTTGCTAATTTATAAAAGTTTTTGTCAATTTCAAAGCCGTAACTGTTTCTATCAATTTCCGCCGCCGCCCTTAACGTCGTCCCGCTCCCAGCCGTCGGGTCAATAACAATATCACCTGGGTCTGTAAAAATTCTTATCAATTCTTTCAAAAGTGGAATCGGCTTTTGGGTTGGATGGATTTTTGGTACCGAAGAATCTTTCCTCCACTCGAACCAATTAAAAATCATTCTTCCGTCATTGTTGAATTTTGGCAGTTTTTCTCTATATAAAACTACTGCGTGTTCTGTTGCTCCAACAATTTTCATGTTCGCTTTTAAAACTTGAGAGCTGTAATTTTTTATAAAAAACAATGGGTAACTTTTGCTAAAATCGTATTTTTTGCCATATTCTATTACGCTGTGCATTTGTTGGAAAGAACAAAATACAATCATAGCTGGCGCTTTCCCAGTTTCTTTAGGCTCCTTTTTTAATAACTTACTGCAGAAGTGCATATACTCTGCAAGATTGAAGTTTGAGTCAGTGTTAAAAAATTGTTTTCCAGCCTTTTCAGATTCCCCTTTCTTATTATCTCCTCCAACATACCATTCTGTACTTGACGCGTATGCATTAACTCCTAAATTGTAAGGAATGTCAGCAATAACTAATTGGGCTTTTGGTATACCGTATCTTTTAAAGTTTTGAAAATGATCATTGTATAATTCTGTTTTTATTTTAGCCATCAAGCCGCCTCCTTTCTTCGCAAAAACTTTATTTTGCGCCTTTATTCTTAACTGGCGCCAAAACACTTTCAATTTCCTTGACTAAAACCGACGCTCTTCTATTCAATGGGCAATCCTTATTTACGCATTTGTAGTCAAGTCCAAGTTTTCCAACATAAATGTCAGAACCGCATATCGGACAAGATTTTTTGTTCACTTCTTCCCAATCACATAGTATGCCGCTATATCCTACGTTCATCCTTCACACCTCCTGCGCTATGCGCTATTCAATACCAAAATTCACAAACTACATATCTTTTCTTGCATTCTTTACATCCAACAATTCTTTTCTCATTCAAATCATTCAAAAATACATCGTTCGCAATTACACTATACGCATATCTACCTCCAAAAAACACATGGCACTTACTTTCTTTTTTGTTTAATCTGTGAGATATTACAAACGTATTTTGCCAATAATTCGCCTGCCACCAATGCGTTTTCTTTTCCAATTACAACTTGCTCGTAAACATCTCCATTATAAGAGATCGCATATTTTTTCTTCAGCTGATTGATAAGTGATTGAAAATATTCATCGCACGCACTGTTGAATCTATACTGAGCTTCTTTCTTTGGCACAATAGCTTTGCCTTCTTTGGTTAATAGTGTATATGCAGGATGTCCACTTCGTTTTTCCCAATACACACACTCAAGGCCAAGATCATGGTTAATTACTTGATAGGTGTATATAGCCCCTTTTCTACCAGTTGGATTACATACATAGCCCCATCTACTAAAGTTTCGTCTAATATTTTCTTTCATGTTCTTCTCCTTTCATTAGTCACAAAATACACGCTTTGCGGCATTAACCGATCACCGGACCCATCAATTCCAACATGGCCTCTTTTGTTCTTTCCGCTCTTTCAATCAACACTTCAATTGCACTAACATCTGATACTTCAATAATTACCGGATGCTTAAGCATTTGCCCCCACGACGTTCCGACTGGTTCGCCAATCTGCCCGGTTCCATTTTCTCCAAAAGTAATGTATCCTTTCGGCTTGCCTGATTCAATTTCTGCCGCAGACGTAATATTCACATCTCCATTTCCGATTTGAACAAAAGTTATTCCATTTTCCTTTTTAATCATCTTTATTCCTCCACTTCTATAAATCGTCGCCCATGTTTATCCAAGCCCAATACGCTTCTTCTTCTTTGCGATAAGCTTCTTCTTCCGCTTCCAACCGATTCAATTCAGCTTCAAGCGCACGTTTGTTTTTCCTCATTTTATCCCTCCTATCGTCTGGTTAATAATCTGCACTTTTAAGTCCATACCGCCCGGCATTTCGCAAATGTAATCAAAATCAACTCCTTTTAATTCTTGCTTGATAAGATTCAACTTGATCGCATCTTTTTCCGCATAATCTTGTAAGGCTGTATAAGCCTTTCTAAGCGTTTTTACTTCTTCGAGATATGTTTGGTTATCTTCGAACAGTTGCTCGTTGTTATGGGCAATTTTTGCGCCATACAGGCAAGTTACTGCGTTAGTCAACAGCAATAAGCCACACAATCCAATTAATAGCCGTTTATTCATCTTCTTCAATTTTCTCATAAATTTCACCCGTTTCCAAAACTTCAACCTTGTAATATCTTCCAGAATTGATTAGTCTTTGAGCGTACTCTCCAGAATCCAAGCCTTGACATTCAATTCTTCTGTCTGTGATTTCCGCTGTGTAAAATCCTTTGCAACCAGTTTGCCATAATTTAAATTTCATATTGTTTCCTCCTTTTCTATCTAACCTTATTGTATATCAAGTTAGGCATAAAAGCAAGTGTTTTTTTAGAGATCAAGAAATAAATTTAATTGACTTTTATGCGCTTCAAGTCGTTTTGTAGCTTCACGGAAATAATCTTCGTCTAACTCAAAGCCTAGATATTCAAACCCTAAATCATGGCAAGCAATTAAAGAAGATGCTGAACCAACATGAGTATCAAGAATCTTGTTGCCTTCTTTTGCGTAGTTTTTTAGTAACCACTTGTAAAGTGCAACTGGTTTTTGTGTCGGGTGTATTCGCTTTTCTTTATTCCTCATGTCACCTTGTATCATTCCATTCCATGTGTACTCAAATATTTCAACACTTTTAGATTTTGAATAATAAGCCATTTCAGCCCTACCGAATGCAGTGCCTTTTTTGTCCCAAACTATTCTACCGCCGTTCAAACCTTTTGCTGTGTAAAAATTGACACCCCATATAATTTGATTTTTACTAACTCGTTTTAATTCGTCAAAATACTCTTGCGCAGGTTCTTTATTTTCAAAAACTTTATATCTCTTCCTGTTTGCCGCTTGTTTTTTTGCGCCTTCGTTGTCTTTTAGCCCTATTGCATCGTTTCCGCCATAAGGGGGATCAACAATCGCCAAATCAAAATAATTGTCCGGTATTTGCTTCATGCCTTCCATGCAATCCATGTTATAAAAACCTTTTAATTTCATCTCATCCTCCAGTTTTCTTCTTCTGGCCCGAACTCTGCAACACAACTTCCGCACATTTCAAAAATCCGGCTGCCAATAGCTTCGTCTAGCTGCTTGATTTGCTCGATTGAATATTCGCTTGTCAAGATAATGTCCTTGCGTTTTAAGTACCGCTCGTTAATCACGAGAAAAATTAACTCGATTTCTGAATCGTCAATCTTGGTGATGTGGCTAAACGTCCGTACCGACCCTTTTAAAAAGTCGTCAAGCAGCAAATATTTAGGTTTAGTGTATCGGCTCAATACACGCCTAAAATTAATCTCGTCATACCTTGCCATCTTTAATTCTTGAATCATTTGATTATACTGGACGATCTTGACATACTCCCCGTCCATTTCAACAAGCTTTCGTGCGATCCCATATGCTAGATGGCTCTTCCCCGTGCCAGGCCGCCCTAGAAAAGCAATAGACCCTTCTGGCTTATTAGCGTAATCAACCGCCATTTTCTTTGCTCGTTTCTGCTTATCAGTCTTGGCGATATATTGATTAATTCGCAAGTCCGGAATATTATCCAACTCTTTCAATGCGATTTCAGCCAGTATCTCACTTGCGTACTTATCTTGCTCCGCTTGAGTTATCACATCCTTTCGCTCATGTTGCGGAATCTCTATACCTTTAGATTCAAATTCTTGCTTTTTTATTGCAAGTCTTTCAAAAATCCCCATCTTTCCCCTCCTGCGCTATGCGCTAGTCAATTAAATCGATAATCCAATCTCCTTCTATTTCTTCATTAACGTAACCGCTGTAAATAAAATCTATATGGTCTTCCATTCCCATGTTTACCATTTTATCTGAAAAATCAGAATATGACATTTCTTCGCTTTTTGATGTTTGATTACCTAAATGTACTTTTGTTTTTGTGTTTGGTTTGCATCCCGATTCAACCATTTCAGCATTACCATCTTGTTCTTCCTGCTCCATTTCATCTTTCTTCTTTTCTGCAAAAAACGAAAAATCGCACGGGGAAATCGATTCAAATATACATTCCGTATCTAATGAGTTTGGTTTTTGATTAAATGGACAGTCGTAACAAACTAAATGGTTTTCGCATTCTTTTGATATTAAAAGTAGCGCATCAATCAATTTTTGTTTCATCATTCTCCATCCTTTCTAATCGTTGTCAATAGGTTCAAAATCTTCGCAATTATCCCAGCAATCATTGTATTTAGATTCACCTAAAATGTCTTCTGGTGATTCACAGTAAAATTCCGGATCAAAATTATCGCATGCACAATATACATACGGTATTCCTTCAAAATTTCTCTCAACGTATTGGTTCGCACATTTGTCACATTTTACTCTTGCCATCATTCTCCATCCTTTCTAATCGTAATACATCATTCTTTCTGCATTTGTCAATAAATCAAATGTTAACTCTGCATTTGGATATTCGTTGCGCCTTTTTTCGAGCAAATCATTTAAATCTTCCTCAGTCAAAATTCCATCATCCCATATTTCACCATCTTTGAAAATTGCATATTCCGCTTCTACTTCTTTTTTCATATTCTTCTCCTTTAAAATGGCACGTTATCAATGTCAATCCCCTCTAAGTCAGCAGGGTCATCACCAAAAATCTTATAGTCACGTTCCGGCTTTTTAGGCTCAACCCATTCGTTCAAATAACCTTCAAATTTGGTGCCGAATAACGTTGTAGGCTGAAGATACTTAGACATGTTTGGATCGTCTAACCATTGACTACATTTAACATCAATCACCTTTTTGAAATCGTCCAAGCCTACGGACAAATCTTTAACCCTTGCCTTTATGAGAGATTGGGTTTTCTTAGATGCAGGTTTAAACGCCTTTCCCGTCTTTTCATTGAGATAAGCAATTACATCCTTCACGAGGTCGGACGGTACGTCTGACAAAGGTTTTTTCTTTCCTTCTTTACATTCTTCTGTTCTTACATTCTTGTTTGTGTTCACTTGTTGTTCACTTGTTGTTCGTTTGTTGTTCACTTGTTGTTCATCTTGTTGTTCAATGGATTGGTATTTATCCCAATTTAGTACGGAAATTAGCCGTTTCTTTGTGCTTGTTTGTTGTTCAATTTGTTGTTCGATTTCTAGCTTTTTTAATATACGTTGCACTTTGCTTTCGGAAATGTTAAACTGCTGTGCAATCTTTTTTCTCCCAGTGATAAGTTGCCCAGGAGCCAAAGAAATAACCTCGCCCTTAAACTCAACTTTGTAGCTTTTGTGGGTAGCATTCAAAAGCAAGTAACACCAAACAGAAAAGTATTCAGCATCTTTACAAACGATTGGGTTCTCCAATGTTTGTCTATATAGTTTAACCCAACCTTCCATGTCCTACTCCTTAAGCGCCCGCTCTAATTTCTTCATGTTTTCTTCATTAGGCTTACTAACCCCACGTTCCCAAAGTTGGTAAGAAGTCAATGAAACACCAACTTTCTTAGCCACCTCAATTTGTGTAAATCCAAGTTCTTTTCTAATCGCTTTCAATTTTTCTAATTCAAACATTTTTACATCTCCTTTTTATTGTTCTTATTATCTATTTATAGTATAACATACTTTGTCATGACCATGCAAAGACATTCCAGAAAGAAAGCCCCAAATATAGGGGCTATTTTTGTTCTTCTTTTTTCCTGCTTAACATATCCATTGCTTGCATCCATTGTTTATTTGTCATTTCTTTAACTGAATTGACTTTAAAGAATGCGCAAAACTTAACCTTGTCCGTTTTAGTTTCATCAAGCATCAATTCAAGTGTTTGAAATTTAGCATTGTCAATGACTGCATTTTCCGTTTTAACTCGTTCAGCTTCAATGGCATCATGTTCGGCAGATGAGATTTGGTCCGGATCATCGTTTGACGGAATCGAGAATGTGCGCCACAAAGCATATTTGAAAGCGTATGACTGCGCCTTGCCTGACCCTTTGTCGGCCGAATCATGGCCTTGGCCTGTAGAGTGGATGTCGATAAACTCTTCAGGACTGTCAGCGTTGACCATGCGGAAAATGTAATGCCCGTGCGTAATCTTGCCAGATGTCGTTTCCTCCGCTTTGATTGGATAGACCATGATATTGTTCTCGACAAATTTTTCTCGTAGCGTTGATGTGGTCTTGGCTTCCGATAGAAACTTGTATTTTGTGTTTCCAAAATCAACCTTTCCGTCTTTTTTTAGGCTTTTAACTTCGCCCATAATCTTAACAATTTTTTGGTATAGATTCATGTTCCCTCGCTTTCTTCAATTCTTCCAATTTTCTTTCTGCAATCTCTAGCTTCTCGCCCCAGTCTTTCATGTGGTTTTTAATGTTGTCTGCGTGTTCTTTAGTGCAATCTTCCGAACATAAATAGCCAACTGCTTCATCAATTTCTTTTGTCCAATAATCGACTGACCTTTGATAATGTTTGATTAAATCTGCTAGAGTTTTCATTTTTTCCAGATAAACGGATCCGCTTTTTCAAGCAGCGGTTTATAAAGCTTTTCATCAACCATCATTCCTGGAATCGCAGGATGGCCAGCTTTCTTCAATTCCTCAACAGTCATTCCATCGCATTCCCCAACCCATCCTTCATCAACGCATTCCTTGATAATTTCCCATGGTGCATTTCTAATCATCCGTTCAACCCATTTTCTACCGCTAAATACTTTCATAGCAAAGTCCTCCTTAATTCTTTTACATCGTAAAAGTTCAGTTCTTCCCACGGAATCAGCTTAACGAGTTCAGATTCGCCAATTTCTTCCTGGACTGTTACATTGATGCCAAATTCAGAAAAATTCAAATAAATCGTACCATTTTTAACATACTCAATCCCATCGGCTAGTTCAAACCAAAGGCAATCATCTATCCAGTCAGCTACGGTTGACGCATGCTTAATTAGCCAGCCATAGGACGTTTGGATATAGCCTTCGTCAATTAACCGCTTTATAAAAAGTTTTCTTGCATATCTCTGTTCCAACACGTTACCACCTCCACCTTTATTCTATCAATATTCAGACAATTTGTCAAATGATTACGACTGTTCCTTCGCCAAAATCCTCGTTGAGTTTAGCAACAATCCATTTAGGGATTCTGTTGTATCCGTTCAAATATTTATACAGTTGAACGTATCTGACTTGTAGCTGCTCCGCATATTGGGGCAATGTGATCCCGAGTTTTTCAAACCGCTCATTGAATTTGATTGCAACTGGCCGCTTTTTAATTGGAATACCCATTTCGAAAATTTCACTGTAAACTCGAACGAAATTTAAGAATGATTCTTGGTCGCCAAGTTTGCTGTACTCGCTAAACAATTCTTCGGCAATTGAATGCTGCGAATAACGGTCAACTTCCATTTGGTTAATTGTGTCAAACACGTCAGATTCGAGAATTTCATAAAATCGCAGGCTTTCTGAGATAGCGCCATTTCTTCTGAGTTTGCGATACAATCGGATAAAGTTGAAAAGTTCGTTTTGACCGACTTCTCTTTCAAAAATTTCCGGCTGAGATTCCTTGAGATTCTCAATAATCTCGTCTGTGTCCAATGATTTTTTCAGGTAAAAATTTAAAGTCTCTAGCATGATTTCTCCCCCTTGTAAATAACCCCATTGATTTCAACAGCTTCAACAGTTGTGTTTAGATTCAAGATTCGTTTGGCATCGTAAGCGTCACCGAAGTTGCTTTTGATTCCGTCGATTTCACCAGTAGTTCCGTCTTTGTAATAGATTTTCATTTCTCTTCCTCCCAATCTTCAGACCGGATAACGGCCGCCGCGCACGTTTCGAAATTCTCGCATTCAACCGTTATTCCAAATTCTTCATCAGTGTAACCGCCATAAAGACCATTTTTCTTAGCTAAGTCAGTCGGGATCACGTATGATTTGCGCGTCCCGTCATTATAAGTCTTTAGAATTGCTGAATAGTTTTCCATCATTTTTTGTTTCCTCCTGTTTTTTGTTTTTCCCTTACCTCTTGTCTATATTATATCGCACGACACACGCTAAATCAATAGATTTTTGATTTGTTAATACTTTTGTAACATTTAATTTATTGCAATAAAAAAGACCCCGAAGGGTCTATTTGATACCTGGTGTGTCTGGATTGTTTAGGATGCCTAGTGCGATCCCAATTGCGCAAACAGCCTTGACTACAGTCATTACTGATTCGTCGTCAACTCCAACGCCTGAAGTGGTAAGGATAAGAAGCACAGATGATGCTACCGCTGTAATTGTTCCAGGGTTCTTCAATCGTTTTAGAATTAGTTGCCAGTCCATATTATACCTCCTTGATTAATATTGCATTTTGAGATTTCCAATATTTGTTGCCGTACCCCCAATATGGTGTGGTTAAGTTTCCTGCATGTCCGCCATCTAGTAGAATCGCATTGTCAAACTCTCTGCCTATCTCTAGCAGCTTATCGCGCCCTCCTTTAACGCACAAGAGCCACACACGGCCTTTTTTGAATCCAAGGACATTGTGGTAGGTAAAACGCCAAACGTCCGCATATGAGCCTATATAGCCTTCTAGACGTGGATCATATAAATTAGGTGAAAGCCCTGCGCCTGATATAGCGTTTTTAAAATTATAGTCGGAAGCCCATAAGCCTTTATGAGAAGATAAGTCGTCAAAGACAAGGATCGAATCAGGCTGACCTTTCCAACTATGAGCAGATGACTCTCCAACAATCTTGCTGTTATCAATTAATATGCCGTTTGTGTAGCGCTTTCCGTTGTGGTGCCAATAGAATGTACCATTGATGCCTACTTCCGGTCCACCGCCACGCAGGCGCACGTCATAGCCGAATGTAATATTGTCTTTATCGGTTACAATCGCACGGATATATGGCTTTCTAATAAATTCTGTACGGTGCATATAATTCCTCCAATACAGAGCCAGTGATTTCTAAGATACCAAAGTCTTTTCCAACCTCAAAACCTTCTTTTGGCACGCCTAATGCTTCTCTAAACTCGTCAAATGTTTGTCTGCGCATCGTAATGCAACCAGTTGACCAAGCAAAACCGTCATAATCTTCAGCATCGCGGTAATGAATGTTGATTCCTGCGCTTGTGTCGTAACCAGTTGACCGCACAACAGGAACATTTTGGCTTTTATCAAGATTTACAACTTCCAAAACTCGCCAATTGACGCCGTTTATTTTCTGATGCTTAGTCAAAAGTTTATACTTTCCATTCAGGATTGTCGCTTCCGGTGTGCCTTCATTGCTTTTCCCTAGCCCTTGCGGGTAGTCAGGCAGGGAACTGCACAGCCCTGCCCATACCCTTGATTCTCCATCAAAAACCTCGATGAGACTTTCGTACTTTCCAAGGCCTTTTCCCCTCGTGATTTTAGTTAATTTCTCCATTTTTGCCCTCCATTTTCGCAATCTTCTCCCCAAAGACAAACAGCTTTTCCGTATGGGAATCAGTCGTCCTTTCAAGATTGCAAATTCTGGCATTGTAGTTGTTTTCAAACGTGTCAAATCTTTTGTTGATCGAGTCTTTGAAATCCTCGAATTTAGGCAAGACCGTCACTTTGACCACAGCGTAAACCCCACCTACAATCGCCGTAAAGAGTATGAATAATTCGATGCCTTTTTCAAATGTCATATTGCCCCCTTAAAAGTTTGTGCCGAAAAATAACGAACCTTCGGTGTTTTTTTCGAAAAATATTCTCTGAATCGGTTTTCCTGAAACCATAGCCCAAACATTATTAAAGTCCCACCCGAGAGATTCGTAGGTTGATTTTTTTTGCAATTCTGATGAGGTTTTATCCAATCCGCTAGTTCCATTTAAATTTGAAACAATAGTATTTGGAGTGTTCATTGTATTTAAAGCGTAATTACTTATAATTGTAGGGCTATAGTCTCTTGGCAAAAAGCTACCGCCAGAACTAAAATTATTTGTAATTCTATCAAAATACAATTCATCTTCAGACAATAAAGACGTTATGTTTTCCATGTTTGCTACACAATACTTAACAGTTCCGTCGCCAGTAGCAAAAATTCCGCCTGCGCTTGCTACGTTATCATAAAAACCACCGCTAGACCCAGCCGGGTCTCCACCAACTTTAACATCTCCGTTAGCAATGCAGTTTTCAACAACGCAAGTGCCAAGGCAAGAACCTGCAATCCCGCCACCAAATATAAACATATCGTCCTTTGTGCTTTTTACGTATACAGAAACATCTGACCTACAATTTTTAATTGTTCCATTGCAAGTTCCTACAATTCCGCCGGAAGAAATATTGTTCGACAAACTTGTATTTGTAGAAAAAGATCCTGTGCAAAAGCAATTTTGAACAACTCCTGTGCCTTCCAACCTAAAAGCTATTGGGCCAAATGGTTCTGCGCTAGTTGTGTACCCATAAAAATCTTCTATTTTTAAATTTTTAACAGTTCCGCCGAATTGATAAAACAAACCGTCTCTATTGCACGTTAAATTTTGTATAGCGAACCCGTCGCCGTCATAATTTATGCCTATAATGCCAACACCTTCTCCAATTGGGCTCCAAGGGTTATACGAAGCAAGGTCAATGTTGTTTGTTTGCTTAAAATAAGCATTTAAATTATTTTTAATATCAATTAAGTCTTGTGGTGTGCTAATTAAATAAGGGTCAAGTTCTGTACCACTTCCGCCACTATACATCAAATCACCGCCTTAATGTTATAAAGCACACCCATAATATATCTTGAGCCATCATAATAAAAGGTCAAAATATCTTCTTGGTTTGCACTTGTAACAGACGTATATCCGTTCCCGCCTGGAGAAGCAATGTCAGCTGTAGGCAAAGTTATCGAATGCCCGCCTGTGGCATCTTGCAAAATCCTAAGCTGTAAATGCGCTTCGCCGTTTGGCGGTGTAAATGAAACTGTTGTTTTTTCCGTTAAAAAAAGTTTATGTTTTTGGCATCTGGAAAAGTCAATCGTTACAAGTCCACCGGAAGAAGCGTTTGACACTTCGTCGAATGAAATTGTAGCTTCGCCAGCGTTCGTGTTTTCTCCTTTGCGCAATGACTT